AATTTATCGCCAATTTCCACCGCTCTTTTTTCGCGTAATGCTTTTTGACTTTGCAAAAGTGCGGTCATTTTTGGATGAGTTTTATCGAAGTTTAATCCTACAATATGGATCCCTCGCCCTTCCCAATTTGTCGAAATTTCTACTCCAGTAATCAATTCAATGCCTACTTCTTTCGCTGAAATCTCAGCTTCATCAATGCCCGCAATCGTATCGTGATCGCATAATGCCAGCACGTTCACGCCTTGCGCATAAGCACAATGCACTAATTCGGTTGGACTCAACACTCCATCTGATGCGGTGCTGTGGCAATGTAAATCGTATTTTTTTGCCATTATTTAATATTTTTTACTAATTCTTTTACTAATTTTGGACCGTGATAAACCAATCCTGAATAAACTTGCAACAACTCGGCGCCAGCCTCAATTTTCTCTTGCGCATTTTGCAAACCATCAATGCCACCGCTACCAATAATGGGAATCTGACCTTTCAGTTCTGGATGTAATCGCTTAATAATCTCTGTGCTTTTATGCTGCAACGGCTTTCCACTTAATCCGCCTTGCTGTTCGGCATTTTTCATCCCCATCACAGTATCACGAGAAATTGTAGTATTCGTTGCAATAACGCCATCCATTTTATGACGAACCAACGTATCCGCAATTTGCACTAATTCACTTTCCGTTAAATCTGGTGCAATTTTTACCGCAATCGGCACATATTTATTGTATTGGTTTGCCAAAATAGCCTGACGATCCTTGATGCTTCGCAATAAATCATCGAAATAATCACCATATTGTAATTGACGCAAATCTGGTGTATTGGGAGATGAAATATTCACTGTAATATAACCTGCATAGTTATAGGCTTTGTTCAAACAGAAAATATAATCATCTTTGCCTTGTTCCAAAGGTGTGAATTTATTTTTACCAATATTGATGCCTATCACACCTTTATAACGGGCGTTTTTCACATTTTCTATAAGATAGTCTATGCCATTATTATTAAAGCCATTACGGTTAATAATGCCTTCAGCTTCAATCAAACGAAACTGACGTGGCTTTGCATTCCCATCTTGTGCAACGGGCGTGACTGTTCCTACCTCGAGAAAACCAAAACCTAATGCACCGAAACCATCAATAGCATCGCCATTTTTATCTGCCCCTGCCGCCAATCCAATGGGATTAGGAAAATTTACACCCATTACCGTTTTCGGAAAGCCTTTGGGAGCATGAATAAGAGATTTTAAGATAGGTTGAAATAAAGGATTACCAGCTAATTTCAAGCATTGAATCGTGAAATTATGAGCCTTTTCAGCATCCATTTGGAAAATGCCGTGACGGAATAGTTGATACATACTCGTTTATCTCTCGGGATAGTTGACTGTAAGAAAGTGCGGTCAATTTTCACCGCACTTTAAAGGTAAGGTTGGTCGTATTCTACGAGGAACAAAAATGATGTGCAAATAATAAAGAAATAATTAATGGAAAATATTGTAAAATTAAGCTCTACACGATCATTAATACATTTTAATTATGTATAAAAAACGGCTAGTTTTATTTTTATGGTGCCTAGGGTCTTTCTCTTTATGTTGGGAATTGCCATTGTTCAATCTCCTGTTCAAGTGCGGTTAATTCCTCTGGTGTTTTTAAAGCCAACAAACGGTCTTCAAATGCTTGACGTTGTCCGATAATGATACCAATCACGACGGCAAACTGGGCGGATTTCTCAATCACTTTTTCTACCAATATTTCAAACGGCATACCACGATTTTGGGCGATTTGTGTGAGCATCGGTGTCGCTGTGTTGTGGTCGGCCTGCCACGCTAACGCTTCTTTCTCTTGGTGGTAAAAACTTTCAATTTCCGTTTGTGGATACCTGCCAGCAATCCATTTTTAGGTAGATTTTTTGGCGTTTGTAGGTTAAATCGCCGTTAGCGTGCATACGAAGTGTGCCAATCTCTCGGTTGTTTGATTTATATTCGAACCAGCAATCGCCATTGTTTGCCCCGATATTTAAATAGTCTCCGCGTGAAGCATAATGCTGGCTGTCTGAAATACGGATATTTCTTTTTGCCACAATACGATTTTCAAAGGATTTCTCGCCATTAATGCTTTCGTTACCATTTAAACCAACCTTTCCATCTGCGGTAGTTTTGGCTTCTACTGCTTTGTCATAGGCGGTTTTCACGGCTTTTGATGTTGCAGCTTCGGTTTCGCTGTCGCTGTTAGTGGCTGAGCTTAGTTGCACGATCCCATATTGTTGTAACGTTGCCCGTGCAATTTCATTTAAGGCAAATTCCCCATCCACGCAATAAGTCAGGGAAATTATCAACTTCACCTTGTTTTGCAGATGATGCAAAAATGCTTTCATCTGGCTTATTTACTAATGCCATATGTGACCTCTATATTAGGTTGAAAAGATATTGCACACCTGCTTGGCGTGGCAATATATCTAAAGAATTTCTTAAAATCAGATGTGCTCGCACTTGGAACAGAGATAGAGACGGTCATATCGTAGTTATCCACAATGTGACAACCTTCTCCGAAAATACAATTAAGTTTGGTAGCGTGCCTATTTGGTAGTTTTTAAGGATTCTGCATTTAATCAGGAACCGATAATCATCATCGGATAATCTGACAGAATCAGACAACGGATCTCGTTTTCGATACCATTGCGCACCACCTAGTCTTTTTTGGCTAAATCCCAGTGTATTGGGCGAATTGCGGAAACCAAAAAATTTACGTAATTGATAGCCATTAATAACCCGAAATTGCCCGACGTGTTTACCTACTTCACCTGCACGCGCAGGCGCTTGTTCGTAAGCATAACTCATTTCATTATTCTCCTAACTGTTGTAAGTTTTGTTGAAATCTATTTTTGGTGCAGCTTTAGGCTCCGCATCACCAAGCAAAATATTGCCGAGTGATTTACGTTCATCCGCTAATTTCGCCACGACCGCTTTTGCTGTTTGATATGCGCCCGAAATTTCCTCATCGGATAATTTGGCTGCCTCATCTTTAGTAAAAATGCCCTGCGCAACTACCGCACTTTCTTGGATTTCACGCACAGTCGCGTTATCCGCAAAATTGACTTCTTTAAATGCAGTTTTAGCATTAGCCAACACGGCAGCTTGTTTTACTTCTGCGTCACGTTTTGCTTGTGCATCTTTTAGCTGTTGAATTTCTTCATCTTTAGCTTTAAGGCTTTTTTCAAGCTCTTCTTTTTCCACGTCATCTTCCTTTTTATTTTCAGGTTCAGATTTTTTTTCTTTTGGTTTGGTTGGTTGTTCGCCTTTTGGCTCTTTACCTTCTTCACTACCAGACTTTTCTTCGTCCTCAATTTGTTTTTTCTGTTCGTCCGACAACTTGATGCCGAACGCACCTAAAAACGCATCGAGAATTTTTGCGGTTTTCCCCATAATATGGTTTTATCCTCATCGGCAAGTTTTACACTTCCACCGCAGCGACCCTTTGCCACAATCGCTACGTGGTTGCCGATCATCGGCGACATCTCAAAATCTGCATCTTGTACCGTGGATGGCTTAATATCGCAGTCATAACCACAAGATAATTGCTCCACACCGTGCTCCTGTACGGTTTTAATGGCTTGTTCATCATAAATCCAAGCCTCGGCTGTGAGTTCATCGCCCACTCGCTTAACATTACGCACGACACCGACAGAGAGCTGTTTCCAGTTTTTCGCATTTACCCCATCTTTAGGATGACCAACGGTTAATGTGGCATTTTCAAAACTCTTAATCGTTTCATCGCTAAACAACGATTTCTCTGTGCGAGCGACTTTTTTAATACCGTCTTCTTTTAAGCCTAGTTCTGTAGCAAGGTAATCAAATACCCCAACTTTTGAAATGGTTGCGGGCACAACTAAAAAACCATCTTTAGTGATGGTTCTTTGTGTGACTGCTTGAGTGGTTTTGTCTGTAAATTTCATTTATTTACCCCAATAAAAACCCGCCAATTCAAGCGGGTTGTAAAACTTCAATAAAAAAAGCCGAACTGCATTGCTACAATTCGGCTATTGTGGATAAATCTACTGCACAAATTTTATTGTGTCAATTTTTAGTTTTCTAAAAATGCTTTTGCTTTAACATATTTTTCTTTTCTCGCTAAATCTTTTTCAGTGACTACCGGTAATCTTGATAAATCCATATTATGGGTTAAGTCAGCAATCTTGACCAATCTTGCAATGGGATTTGCTTTTACTCGAGACAGATATTTATCGTATGACTCATCTTTCACCTTTGTGATAGCAGAAACAGCATCCGATACGATATCGCCGAAATAGCGTGATAAGTCGTTAAGAGTGATTTCAGTATCTTCTACGCTATCATGGAGCCATGCTACTGCAATCATTTCCTCCGTTGGCTCTACAAGGTTATTTACTACGGCTTGTAAATGTTCAGCATACGGCTTGCCCGCTTTGTCTATCTGATTATGATGGATTGATTTCGCGAATAATTCGGCTCTTGTTGATAAAGTCATTATTAGCTCCTCATGAATCGGATAGCATCACTTTCAGAAATAACCTTGAAATCACTAAAACCACTTTCAAGTAAGCGTTCGGCCCATGAAATACCTCGTGAGGAATCCCACTCTAATTTTTTTGGCTCAAATACCGAAAAAGATAATAAATCAGAAGGGTTCCCTCTGATAAGTTTCTGTCGATTCTCGCCAACGTTTGCTAAGTAATATTGAAAACTCATTTTTTATCCTCAATAAGTTCAATACCTTTTGGTGCCTTAATTTTACTACTTAGCTTACGCATTTCAAGCAATAACTTCTCTTTTTCGTGGAATGGCGTTTTTGGATTTCTAAATTGCTCATAGAGTTTATGCAATAGACCATTTTTCACATCAAAACTCTGCTGTGTATGGTATTGCATTTCAAAAACATCACCATCTTCATTTTGGATAAATGTATTAACACCTTTATATGCGCTATCATTTTTCCACGTGTTTTTGACTATGATAGTTTTATACCCCTTGATCGCCAACAAATACTGCATTGCTTTATAGCGAGTAACAAAATCCCCTTCCTTGAAAACGGTCGTGTACCGAATGGCATCACGAATTTTATTCAGTGAAAACGACTTGGAAAATCCATCTGCAACCTCAGCTTCAATTTTTCTCTTTATTGAAGACGGGCTTTTTAGACGATTTTCTAAACCAACAAGTTTACCTCCTGCTTTTGTGGCGATATTGTTAATATCTGCCGTAATTGTCGGTTCTATTTTCTGTGATTTTTCAACAAGCTTATCAACCGAAAGCATTAAATTCTCTTTTACCGGTTCCGATAGTGTCTCTTGCGCTTTAGCTTTCGCCTGCACCTCGTCGAACACCGGAATCTGAACACACCGACAATTAAAATCATGACCAGGGTGACCAGTATCGGCAGGCGGATTGGCATATTCGAATATCAGCCCATCCTTTTCAGCATGGCTTTCGCGCACACGCTCATCACCCGATGTTGACCACATGTATTTTTTTACGCCAACCTCTTCATGTCTCGCTTGCGTTAAGGCGGCGTTTAATTTTGAGGACTGGTCTCGTGCAATAAACATTGCTCGTTTTTCGGTTGTCTTACCCAAGTCTTTTATTTGTGCTGCAAGGTCTTTATTTAAAGAACCCCGAATCATTGCTTGCATGACGGCATTTTGCACCTTATCAAGATATTGCGTGCGAATGGATTTGATTAATTGGATGTTACTTACCGTTAATTCATTTACCCTTTCTACAATATTTGGACTATTGCGTAAATAGGCGGATAAATCGGTACCAGTTTAGTTTTTCAAATTGGTTGATACTTCAGCATGGTTTTGTGCATCACCACGACCAACGAAGCCATTGGCGATATTTTCAGCTTGAGAAGTGCGGTCAGATTTTTCGTACTTTTCTAATACTTTCATTAACGCTCTTGCACTAATCGCCTGAAATCCTTTCGCATCATCCATAAAAAAAGAGCCTTGCGGTTGTTGCAGGGCTCTTTCTACATCATCGGTCATCATTTTGACGAACTGCTTAAGCTGTTGTCTATACCAAAGCTCCGTTCTCTTGCTCATCTTCACTGGCTTGAACTTGCGTGCTCTCGCCTTCTGGTTCTTCAAAATTTCTGGCAAGTTCATCAGCATTTTTCATTTCCTCAATGTCATCAGCAGAGATATTAGCAAATAAACCACTTTCTCGGAGTTCGTTTGCTACTTGATATTCATTTACTACGCCATTTTGAATTAACGTATTTGCCGCTGTAGCAAAGGTATTAAGCATATTGACTTGTTGTTCTTGTTTCACCACAGTCAATGGTAAAAACTCAAACCACCAGTCATTAGGCCGCCCACCAAATAATTCATTGCATAGTAATGTATCAAGCACCTCAAGCACAGGGCGCAATCTTGTTTCTTGTAATCGATGAATGGATTCGTGGTAGTTTTGAATATCCTCATCTCCACTTGCCAATCCCGAAACAGATTGCCCAAACAAAATGGTGACTGGCATATCTGCCGCACCTGCCACCGCATTGCGAAACTCTGTCAGTAAATCTTTTAACCCACCAAAAGATAATTCTTTTCGGTCGTACTCATTTTCCGCATCAAGCAACAAACTATTCGTTACTGATTTAATCGACTGCACCGCTGAAATAACGTGAGCCACATCATTTTCTAAGCCTGCAGATATCTTGTCAGATAACCCTGCAATTTTGAAAATATCGATTTTACTTTCAAAAATAAGGTCTCCGACATTCGCTGAGGCACTATCAAAGCGTTTAAGTACATCAATAATCTTTTCAAGGTCTGATACACCCCAAATATCGTTATCAGATAAAGGTGCATCATTGGCATTAATGATTAACAAGCGAGAATGATGCACTAAAACAGATTGTGTGCCGCCAGTAATGGTATATTCACTGTATCGACCAAAGTTTGGCGAAAATACATCGTCATCTCGTTGTCCTGTCGGTGAGATTTTCCATTTAGGTAAGATAATCAACCGCTTTAATCGTTCTGTAGGCTGCAATGGCGAAGTGATGTTAATTGTGTCAGTGACAAGTAATAAACCCACCGCCCCATACAAACTAGACCATTGCAATGCTTTAGTTAATGTCTCACGCAGTTTTAATCTGCGCTCGAGCTTAGTGAACTCGTCTAGCTGTTCAGATTTCAAGTCATTCGAGAAAATATCGCGCCAATTACGCACCATATCTTCCGAACGTTTAATACAAACCTTATTTGCAATCCAGTTATCACGCCATAATGCTTCGATTTGCATTAAGTCATCGGTTAAGCTAAGCCCACGAGCATAATATGTCTGGTCTTGTTTACTGCCTAACTTTAGCGCAAGTGATTTGATGCCATCTAAAATATTCATCTTATAAATCCAGTAGTGATTTAGGTTTTGTCGGGGCGTAGCACATAACTAAAGCATCCGCCATATTTGGAGAAGGTATGCCACGTTTTTTCATATCCTTTTTGCTTTCAACCTTTACCCGCCCGTTATTGTCATAATCAACACGAGGACGTGATAATTCTGCTTTCAAATACTCAAGCTCTTTGATTTTGCTCGATAGGCTTATCAGTTCATCGTCAGGATAAACATCCCCATACTTTACTGCTCGATAGGTTTTATAGAATCTATCTCGCAACGCCCACCAAGATTGGGCTTTAATGTTCGAAAACATATCTTGATTCTTTTTGTCTTTGATATATTCACGCTCAGGATAAGCAACTGCACCACCAGCATTAAATCCTTCCACTTGTAAAGATTTTGGCAAGCGTTTAAAGTGAGCTTTTACTCCTGCCCCCACGCCAATACTATCGAATATAATCAAATCAGCTTTAAATTTGACCGCACTTTGATTTGTTCGGTTGGCGGAATCAATTACATCGCCATTCTTCCAAACTTCAACACCAAGCACCACAGAACCGTGAACAAAGGCATTCGCGTTCGCATCTGCCCCCTCATCTGCCACATCAAAACCAACCTTCTTCATTCCTTTAGTAGTAAAACCAAGTTTGAGATGCGCATCCACCGCAGATTCAATCCATACAGGCTTAATAATGGCTAAATCGGAATCAGCCACAGGCTCGCCCTCATAAACGTGACGATAAAGCTCGTAATCACGCTCACGCATCTGCTCCATATCTTCCATTAATTCTTTCGGAAAATATGGGTTGTCTTGCCAATTCACTAAGACCGATTTACACCGCTCAGGCGGATGAATCACAAAACGCTGATAGGTATCATCAAGAATATTCTTCGGGTTAAAGCTCACAATAATCTGCGAACCGTCTTCACGAATTGTTGGAATCAATATATCCCAACTTTCTTTTGAAACATTCTCGCCTTCTTCTACCCAAACTACATCAATGCCCGTCATCGACTTAATCGAAGTAATGTTAGTTTTCAGCCCCGCAAACGTGAAGCGTGAACCGTTTTGCCCGATAATTTGCGTTTTCTGAACATCGAAAAAATCTTGCAGACCTAACATTTCAACTTGGTCTGCCAACATCTGAATCACAGAATCAGAAATCGATTTCTGAATTTCACGGCAACACAAAACTCGAACAGGCGATTGATAGGCTCGCAATACTAATGCTCTAGCGATACTAAAACTTTTACCTGAACCTCGCCCACCGTAGAAAATAATAAACCGCCAAATAGATTCAAAGAGCGGTCGGAATTTCGTAGGAAATTGAATATTAAGCTGGCTCATCGCTAAATGTCACATTAATCACAGTAGGTAATGGCTTGCCATCGGTTGTTACATCAACTTTATTGGTAAACATCCCTAAATGCTTCCCAAGCAATTCAAGGGCTTTATTTGCACCTGTCGGTTCAAAAACGAAACATTCGGTATTAACGCTTTGTGCCGTTCCTTCTTGAGCATTTTTTACCACAGTGGTAATAGTAAGTGGCTTTCTTCCCATACAAATATCACGATACTCTTGCAAGTCCGCAATGATATTATCTAGGGTAAGATTATGGCGTTGTCGGTGCTCTTCTTGAAGCACATCAACCCTTGATCTAATCTTGATCTTATCTAATTCTTTTTTAGCCAATCGGTTTATACTTTCGGACTTCATATCTTGGCAATCATAACTCTGCCGATATGCTTCACTGGCATTTCCCAGCTCAATATAAAGCTGGCAAAATTTTTCTTGTTTAGGTGTTAATCCACGACCAGACGTAGATTTTCCTTTCACGTCTGACATAGAAAATCCTTAAAATACTTGAATAAAACTTATAAAATAGAAAGATGAACCATTTATTAACATTTTATGAAAAAAATCATCTTTACCAATCCACTTGAGACAGGTATTCCAGAAGCGGTCGCCAAATTAGCTTTATTGAACGATTATTCTGCATTGCGTGCTTGGCGTGAACACTTAGGTTTAACCCAAGCGGAAGTGGCAAGCCGTTTAGGAATTTCTCAAGCTGCTTATTCACAACACGAAAATTCACAGACCTTGCGTAAAAGCACTCGCATTAAAATAGCTACAGCACTTGGCATTAATTCCGCTCAATTAGATTTTTAATCTATTTACCGCCTTTTGCTTGATTAATCCACTTATTGAGATGATCTACTTGGCTTGCACACTTGTCTCGCTCTGCGGTTACCTTAAAAGCTGTATGACTACATCGCCGTATGTTTCCCCAGTAAATGCTGTTTTGACACAAGGTGCAGTATAGGCTTGAGGCGGATAAATATATTCTGCTTTAGTCGTGATTTTATTCGTGCAAGCGGTCAAGAACAGACTGAGGCAAACGAGTGTGAGCGCAAGGTTGAGTCTTAATGATTGTTTTAACTGATTCAGCATTTTCTGTTGCTATCCTTTCTATTTCATTATTACGCTCTTGTTGCTCAATAACGGCATAACGCTTTTGTTGTAACGCAAGACTTAATGATTTGTTAGCATCTTCTTGTTGCTGGATAGTATTTTCTTGTTGCTTTGTCGTTATTTCCAACTCATCTATAACGCTAGATTGGTAACGCAATACACCAAACAAAACCACTACAACAGCCCCTAACGCTATGTAAATGTACTTAGTCATTATCCGTTACCATTAATGCTCGATAGAGCTTGCAACGCTCATCAATGCCATTTAGTCCGCCATTAATTCTTCGCGTGACTTTTTCGACAGAATTAAGCTCAGCCAATTCATAGCATTTCCAATACCAGATGGCAGTTTTAACAGATAAATCTAAATTCCCTGCCACATCTTCTGGCTCAATATCTCTACCTAACCATTTTCGAAATGCGGCATAATTATCCTTACCTGTAATCTGAATCAGTCCACGACCACGATACTTCCAACCATCTCCACTTTTCTCATCGCCATTACCTAGACGATTAGCATAAACACGATTAGCTATTAGCTCAGGTTTGCGCTCATATCTCTTGGCTGTAAGAGGGTCTGGGAAATATTTACGGAAAGTTTTAGAAAGCCCAAGCCAAGAATAATTTAAATTTTCTTTAAATCTTGTAAATCCGCCACTTTCATGTCCACATTGAGCTAAAAACATCGCTTGCTGCATCTTATTCACACAACCTGCTTTTTCTATCTGCGCCGAAATAGCTTGATAAACACCTTTAACTGCGTGTGGAAAAATTTTATTAAATGTCACTTCGGAAATCATCATTGTCATCTTTTTCAATTCTCCGATTAATGAATTTAAATAAAAACTCGCGAATTTTTTCAGTACCAACAAAACCAATCATCGTACCGAGAAATGAAGAATATTCTGTATGCCCAAATAAATGTGTACAAATTGGCACCGCAACACCCGCAATAGAGGCACACATAGCCGCATCAATTAAAACATAACGAATAGCTGGCTTTTTACGCATAAACCCAAATCTTAAAAGAGAAATAAATAACGCCCAAAAAGCACTCTGTGCTGAGCTAGAACTAAGATTTGTTTGCAACCAAGACCATATTAACGCCCACACATCAGGCTCTTTAATTGGCATATATTTTCTCCCGCCTGTTCTTTAGGCAATAAAAAAGCCCCGACCGTTTCCGATCAGGGCTGTAAAATTCTTTCTTGCATTTGCTATGCGCTAAAACCGCAACTTACCGAATATAGTACACTTTCACTTGCAAGTAATCAAGTGGTTTTAGAATACTTTTTTAATTAACTATAAGTGGCTTTTTGCAAAAACTTATTTAAACTTGTCATCTATAAACCATTTTTTTGAAAAATCATTAAAATCTTCTAATTGCTTAATTGAGACTCCTAATACTCCACCTGTCCATGAATCAAATGCTTTACTGCCGCTCATTTTATAAACATTTTCAGGAAATGTTCTTACTATATAGACAGGATTTTGTATACCATACTCTCTACCTATCTCTGTAAAATGACTACCAAGAATATAAAATTTAGATTGACCTTTTGATGACAAGATGATCTTATCAAAAGACTTTGTTTTAAGTTCGCTTGAGTATTGCCAAAATACTCTAAAGACATCCGCAGCACTATTTTTTAAGTCTATGTTCTTTATATCAAAGACGAGAATATTTGGATTTACATAATTTTCGTAGTGGGCTGAAACTTCTATACCGTTATTACGGTAATCTGACTTCAGCACACTATCCAATGGCTTAGTTAAAGTAAAATAGTTGAACCCAAATACACCACCAAGGGTTCCTAACATTATTAATGGGATAGCAATAACTTTCTTATTCATTTATTTACTCCTAAAAATGATTCCAATCTAATCCACTTACATCAAACGTGAACTGTCCTTTACCATAATTATAAAAACTTGCTTCCACAATTAATTTCTTTGATTTTTTTAATTTATCAACAAACTTAATAAGTTGTTTATTGCTAGAAATAAACAACGTATCACTATCGCCGCTACTAGAGCTAGACATTCTATACTCTTCTAAATTGTTGTTATCAAATTTAACTACAAGATCACACCCGTCAAAGCAACCGTTAAATTGTCCATTTACATAAAACATTATATCGTTGCCATACTTAGGATCTTTACGAAGTGCCAATGTCATTGAAGAATCATTATAAGGGAATCCAAAATTGAGCGTATTTATAGAGGAGTTTCTTGCTATATAAGCAGTCTGATTACGTAATTCATCTATTTTTTGAGAATACTCCCATTTAGCTTTTTCAGATTCTACGCTATCAGTACTACTATCTTTTTTCGCAAAAATTCCATCATAACACTCAAGTCTCTTAGTTCCATCTTGGATTTTTGCGCAACTTTCGCCCGTTTCAGACGCAAAAATAACAGTTGGGACAATAAGTAAAGAGAATAATAATTTTTTCATTTTAGGTTCCCCTCGGTTTAATAGATTTGCCAATTCTACGAAATACAAAATATTTATTTAAGTTTTTAATCAAAGTTTTTTCTAATTTTGTGACCTACATCTCAAATTCAGGATGACTTATCAAATTCTCAAATAAAAAATCTATATAGGTCTAATTTAGATCTATATAGATTTATTTATCCCAAAAACATGAACTTAATCTTCGCCCCAGTAAATGCACCTTTTAGGAATCTTACGCCCTTAGCACGCTCACGATACATATAAGCAGGGGAAATATGAAGTGCGGTACAAATATCTCGTTCATTTGCTTGCTGAACGTATAGCGCCATTAAAATTTGGTATTGCAGCAAACTATCCTCGTGAAGGTTCATAATCTGCTCCTCAATTTTTAAGCATTCGTCATCAGTTAAGAATGGAATGTGAGCCTTGCGCACGGTAGGTAAAACAGGAATAGAAATTGTGGTGCTTGGGTATTCTGTGCCAATTCTGTCTCTACCCCAGCAATTACCCCACTTTACCAACACTCTCTCAACGCTATACGACATTCTACTCTCCTTCCAGCTCTTTGATTTTTGCTTTGTAGTGTTTGATGATTTCTTTGCAATCTTCGATGGTGTACTTTTTCGGCTCGTGGTCTTGCCGTTCTAACCAAGCTACCTTATCCGCACCGATTTTATTGACGAGATTAATTCGATACTAGCGCAAAGTTGGTCGAACAACGTATCAATAAATTTCTCCGCTTGTGGTGATACACCTTGGTGCAATGATTGATTAGTTAATTGGTTCACAGTACATTCTCCCAGTCTTCAGGACGATTCCACGGCAACGCATTTTTTTCTTCAAAACTCATTTTTTGTGCTTGGGATGTTCGCAGCTTCTCATCACGCCAATCCCAAGATGCGTTAAATCCCTGCCAGTTGCGTTCGATGCAAATCTCCACCACTTCACAAATCGAAATTCCTGCTTTGTCCGCTTGTTTTTGCAAACAGCTAAGTTGCGTTTCGCTAATTGCCCCTCGCTTGGTTTTACGATGCGCAATAAAATCTTTAGCAAGCTGTCCTGTTATGCCAAACCGCTCAAGCAACATTTCGGATTCGCTTTTTTGCGTAGTTTTTTTAGGTTCATTGACTGGTTCTAAAGAGTGACTGGTTATGGGTGAAATATTTTCACTACCCCCTAGTGCAAAATTTTCACTACCTAGTGAAATATTTTCACCACCCAGTGCAAAATTTTCACTACCTTGTTCAAGGTGTAAAAAGTATAAATTTGAGATGGAACCATCTTTATTTTTACGTTCTTTTTTGCTTACTAATCCCATTTTGATTAAATATTCAATGTGACTGATTGCACTACGTCGGGTCATCTCGCATTTATCGGCAATGTATTGATAACTAGGAAAACAAATTCCATCATCATTGGCATTATCAGCTAGTTTTAAAAGCACAAGTTTTCTAGCAGGATTGCCAACCTTACAATTCATTGCTTGAACCATTAATCGCATACTCATAGCATCGACTCCGAAGCATAACGTGACGCGATAAATTCAATGCCTTTGCTTGTTACACGCGTCTGAGTGTAATTGTGACCGTGTTCAGCGGTGCCTGTTTTAACCGTAAAAAGATCTTTGGTGTGTGCCGATTGATAAGGCAAAAGCACGCCCGATTGACGATACAAATATTTATCTTCCACCAAGCGATTGACCAATGCACGCTCAGGTATTTTCAAAATCTTCGCCGTCTCACGAAATGATTTACTCGTCCCCACTTCCACATAGTGATCGACAAAAGCGACTTTAGGTGCATTGCGCTCTTTTTCTGCTTGCAACTGAGCAGCTAACATCAACGCCTCAGAAAAAGATTGCGGAATAAGTGCGGTTGGTTTTTGTCGATTTTCCAACGCTTGCCAGCGATCGACCACCGCAGCGGTAAATTCAGGCGATAAGCGAGCAACAACAAACGTATCCCGCTTGTTTAACTCATAGTAATCAAACCATTGATTTCTATACTCAAATTTTAGTGGCTCAATTTGAGCGACTAAATTTTGTT